GTGAACGCCGCACCCAACTCGGCACCCGTCGGTGTCGTGAGGGCACGACCCGTGGATGGGGTCATCGTGTAGATGACATGATGTGCCCCTGCGAGGGTGCTTTGTGATTGGGTTGTTGCAGCATCGGATGCCGCAACAACGGTTACTTTTTCTTCCTTGGCTGCCCAAGTTTCCAGACGCTTGCGTGTAACCGCACCATCTGTGTCATTTGCTAATAGTGGCATTGTTGTTCTCCTTAGTTGTCAATCTGATTAGGCGGTTTTTGCGGTAAGTTTGCCCTGCTTCTTACGGTTACGGCAGGTCAAATTACCATAACACATGATAAGCGCATAACGGGCATCCAAATCCTCTGGACGGATGAACTCTGTCTGCTGGAACCACTTAGCCGAGTGACCAACAAGCGTTAGATACTTGCTGTTCAGGAAGAAGAACACACCAGATGTGCAGTGTGCATCATACATAACTGGGGCGGCCTTGAAAAGCAGGTTTTGGAAACCTGCGTCCGCTGTGGTTGAATCCGTATAACGAAGATTCGGTAGCAACAAGGCTTCGTACTTCTCAAACAAAGTTTGGGTTGTGAGAAGCACGTCTGGGTGGTCGTTGCCAACCGAAACAGTGTTGTAGGCGGTTGACATCTGGGCGAGAGTCAAAGCGGTTGCCGTGCTCTCTTTGTATGACTGCCAGAATGAATAGGCGCTTGAATCGATGCCACCAACCGTTCCGGTGCTATCAACAAGATTGCTTAGTCCGTTCCAGTTTTTGCTGCTGTTGCCAGTGCCGTCGGAAAAGAACATCTGGTTAAAGCCTTCCTGAAGCGATTCCTCGGCTTGCATGATTTTGGCTTCAAGCAGGTTGATAATTTCCTGCTCACCATTGTTCTTGGCTTCCTCGATGCCCGAAATCGAAATCGAAGCAGCGTACTGCTTCCATTCGTATTCGGCAGCCGAAATGCCGGTTTGCGGAGTAAGCGAGATTGTGTCGTATCCTGAATACGAACCAACCGTGTCGTTGAGACCGTGGATGAGCGGCTCAACAATTTTTGTGCCACCGTTGAGCATGCGAATGCGGCCCTTTTCCATCAACTTGTAGGTCAATGGACGTGCGGTGAATATGTTATCTGTCAACTGTGCGCGATAGTTCGCAAGCGTAGTTGACAATAGATTGTCAAAATTGGCGTTTGCATTAGACATTAAAAATTCTCCTAGTTGTTAGTGCTAACCATTAAGTTGGCGTTTGGCCAACTCGAAGGCTTCGCGAAGTGTGGTTACGGGTTTGGAAGATACGTCGGCGCTTTTTGATGAAGCGCCTTTCGCCACAACAGTCGCTTCCCGTTTTGCTTGAACAATCGTTTTTTCTTCCTCCGCCTTTTTGGTTTTCACCTGATTGGCGGTCATGTTTTGTTCAAAAATTCGGTCAAACGCTGTCTGCTTGTAGACGGCTTCCAGATTCGAATTGCCTGTGGCCAAAGCCTTGGCAATCACCTCATCTGCATCAAATGCGTCACCATACTTCCGTGACAAAAACTCAACTGTTTTCTCCAAATCTTGCAACGCTCTTTGTTGCTCTATCTGTTTTAGGCGAGATTCCAGTTGCCGGTATTGTTTTTCAACAGGGTCAGCAAACAGTTCATCCTCATCGGATATTGGTTGTTCATTGACGCCATAGTGTTGGTGCAACAATTCCAAAGTGCTTTTGGGGTCGTTTTGCAGGGCTTCCTGCAAAGCGGCACCAAATTGCACTTGTTTTCGCTGCTCGCTGAGTTCCTGCGTCTTGCGGGTATAGTCCGCCTGACGCTGATATCCAGCCAGCGCCTCTTTTAGTGGCACGTCAATTTCTTCACCGGCGACGTTCAATTTGACAGTTTTATTCGCAAATTCGTCCCAAGCAAAATAATCGGCAGCAACTACAGGGGCTTCACTTGTTTCCGTGACAACTTCTGCTTGTCCAATTTCTGGGGCTTCGATTGCACTATCAACAGTGTTCTCATTACTCATAGAGTCCTCCAACGGTTTGCTCTATACCTAGAGCAAAACCGTTACATGGGCAATTGAGTGTTGGCCAAGGGCGTCCCCTGTGCCAAGAGTTGTGCCAAAATTTCTGGCGGAATATTGCTCGGCATAGCCATGCCGCCAGTCGGCGGCATGGATTCCGGTTCGGCTGGTGGCTCCTCGGCTATTGGCGCACTCGGCAATTCGGGGGATGGCACAGCGGGCGCCATTGGAATGGGATTAATAAACGACCCAGCACCACGAATACCAAAACCATACTGCAGCACATAAGCCGCCAATTTGGGCATATCAATGATTCCCGCACCCGCAAACGGAGCCATCGCATCCACAACCTGCAAAGCCATTTGACGGCGGAAGGATTCGTTTACGGGCTGGGTTGAGCCGCCCTGAACAATGAAATCAAACTCGCCTTGGATGTAATCACGGTCAAATTCGAGCCACACGGGTTCGGCCTCTGTGCCAACCACACGAACCGCCTGCTCGCCCGTCATGTATTGCTGTGCCAACATGACCAAACGGCGACCACATTCACCGATACTTTTCTCGATAATGGCGAGTTTCTCCGAAACTCGCGCATTGGCGGCATCCTGGATAATCGCCGCCTCTGTGGCTGTACGGCGAATTTCGGGCATGCCGCCACCCTGATATTCGTTCAAACCAGACACCGAACGAATGTCATCAGATATCAGGGTTGATTGATTGTAAAGTTCTGGTGGGTTGATTACCGCAGGCATCGGGACGATGATGTTGTTGATGTTTTCATCCGATGTGACCGGCACCATTACATTGTCTTCGTCCGACTCAAGGGCGTTGCGACCATCCACATCAAACGCCGTTTCTTTGTACAACCATTTGCGGCTGAACCGTTTACGGTGGTTCATCATCTGTGTGCGAGTCAGGTTCAATTCGTGTTGCAAGGGTTCGATGGCTTCAAGTTCACCCATCGGATAAAAATATTCGGGGACATCGTAGTTGCGAATCATCGTGTACGGATGCCCGAACAGAAATGGCATTTTCGTCGGACTTACAAGAAACTTGTCCGAACCGTCGCAGAACACAGACATCGTGTTGCGGTCAATGTCGTACCATTCCCAAATTTCGACGTAAGCATCGTCCTTGTTGGTTGAACGACGGGGACGATGTTGGTCCTGTCCCCACTTTGAATAATGTGACGGCGCCGCCTCGTTGCGCGCCGTCGAATTGTATCTTTTGTCCTTTTTGACATCTTCCATCGGTCGGCGTGTACGCTGGGCAATCCAACGAATGTCATCCATCGAAGTTGCGTCTGGGTCAACAAACATGTCGAAAATGGACACACGTTCAACGAACGGTCTGTCCTCTTTGATGATTAGTTCGGATTCAATCGGGGCTTCTGGGCTGGGGGTGGTCAACTCGTCGTAGGAATCAAAGTTGGGTGTTTCGTCCTTGGCTTTTTCTTCCTCGACATATCGGTAGCCGGTCTTAATCCAGCCGTGTCCGCAAACGAGAAAATCTTTGACACCACGACGAAACTGTTCCTGACAACCATAATGTTGCCACCAATAATTGATAATGGCTTCGGTGACAACGGCCTTATTGGCGTCTTCGGGGCGTTTTGCGTTCACCGTAATTTTCGGATGGTTGATTGAAACGGATGGTGAAATGACGTTGATTGTGGCGAACGCAATGTTTATCAACAATTGGTCCTCTTTGATGTCGGTGCGATGGTGTTTGCCCCGATACAAATCAATCAGACGACTCCACAAATCGTCGTAGCGTTCTTCGCGCCGCCAACGGCGCGACTGCTCAAGTTTGCTTCGATACTTGGTCAATAGTTCCGTATTGGTTATTCTCGCCATTATTTTCCTTTGCCCTTATGCCAACCGATATGTTCATCCAATTTGCTGCCAACCTTGTCCACCTTGTTGGCGACCCGCTTCAATAATTGCCGTGCCTCGGCGTGTTGTTCGGTGTTTTCTTTGCGTAGTTTGTTTATCATTACGACAATCGGGCCGCTAATTATTGCGACAATAATCGGCACCCAAATCTCGGACATAACATCAAACCCAACGGACGCCGACTGGTTCGGGTTTTAGTCCACCCATTTTGGCATCGGCTATCTGTTTTTCTTGGCGCTCCCGGATAGTCGGACCGTGAAAATCTTCCCTGCCATAGGTAAATTTGAGTTGAATCCCCTGAATATGGCATTTAAAGCAAATTGCCCCCCTTCTGGGGAGTTCTGGGGCATAAAAATCGGTTGAACAGTTGTCGCAGGTTACTGAAAGCATCATCATAACCCTAAATCGTTACTTTTCGTATGTTGTCCGCACCAATCGGCACCCTTTTCGCGGGTTTGGCTTTAATTATGTACTTTTCCCACCAATCAAACGAATTCTTTTTGGGTACGAGATTTGGGCGATATTCGGGAAGCCAAACATATTTCAACATTTGGTTGGCTATCGCCAAAGACATCACCCTGTCGTCGTGCGGGGAACCGTGCATTTTGCCGTTCTGTTCCCTGATAAAAGTACGCAACTCGGCAATGGTGGCTTTGCAC